CAATCGGCAAGTTGGTAAGTATTTGGATGTAAGGGGATAGAGATGGACTACAACAAGGCTGTCGTAATTATCTTTTCGGTACTTATGGTGGCAATAGTTTTGATGACAGTATTTGGTAAGTAGGTGACGGTATGAATGCGGCAGTAAATCACATTATGCAAACAACGGACTGGACCAAATACAGTCTAGAAGAATGGCTTTATCAATTTGGGGCTTGGATGTACTCAAATTCTGGAACTTGTGGAAAGAGCATAAACCCGATTGCTGTCGCTATGGATCAGGCTACTAAGAAGCGTAAGCAAGAAGTGAAAGGCAAAGAGCAGATCATGGCTGATTGGTTATGCTCAGATGATTTAATCATTCCTAAGGGGCGTGGGCGTATAACATGTGAAATCACGGACAATGAAGCGCGTGCAGTTCAGCGTCTTATTCTCGACATGCAAGGGCAATCAGAAGTATTAGACGGTTGGCTTGATGCTGTAATCAAAAGATACTTCTATAACAACTCTTGGTCAGAAATGGTTGTAACTCAAATGAATCCAGTTGGAGATATGGTTGTTGTCTATTCTCAAAATGATGCTAGAGCAGATGTTAAATGTGGTTTAGCTGCAATTCACTGCCGTTATAGTTTTATTAAATACAAATAGGTATAGAACTTGACCTTGTACAAGGCATGTGGCATATTCATGTTAGAGTGGTGCGAAGTGTAAGTAAGGCATCACTGGATTAGTTGGTAACCCTTGCAACATAGGCAAGAAGGCGAAACTAGATTAAAGCCTGTCATTGAGTTGATGGGCTTTTTGCTTTTATGCCCTACAAGCTTAGAACATTGGATTCCGATGTGCTGGACTGGATTTCTAGTCGATGCTTAAACGTAGGGCTTTTTGCTTTTTGGAGCATTCAAAAATATTAAAACCCATAATCAAAAGTTTGCTGATTAGCTAAAGACTGTTTGAGCAAACACGTCTAGACACCACGAAAGAGTGTACAACCCATGCAGTTCATCGCGCATGGATGGGATATGCAGGAAATACATACTAGATTGGGAGTGATGCCCCGCCATTAAAATCGATCTGAAAGCTGAAACGTAAAATACTGTGCCCATCCAGTGGTTTTATAAAGTAAGTGAGTAGCGGTAGGCCACAGTACTGTAATAAAGCTGTGGCAATTCTTTGGAGGTTCACATGCTCCGAATAATTAAGCAGGTATTCTGTTTTCATGTTTGGGAATATGGGTTGGATTATAACGAAGACCGAATCAAAGAATGCAGAAAGTGTGGGAAGATTAAGTGTTTGTAGCCCTGTCGTTTGACGGGGTTTTCTTTTTTTACGCCATTCGTCTAATTGGATAAGACATCATAATTCTAGTGTGATTGATGCGGGTTCGAGTCCTGCATGGCGTGCCATTTAATTTAGAGAAGTGTGCTGCATAGATATAGCCTCTTGCCAAAGTGGATATCAAAGCTAAGGAGTAGCTCACTTCGTCTAAGTCAAATGGATTGGGGTGAACATGGACACAATCGAAGCGAAGAAGAATTTAGAAATCTATAAACGTAATCTTAGCCGGTTAGAAAACTATAACCACTTATTCAGTAGCCATACGTTTAAGACTGAATGTCAGCGTGAAGTAAATACTCTCAGAACCAGAATAGAGAACCTAGAAAA